AGCGCAGCGACAACGAGCCACGAAACGACACTCGCGCGACGTTGCTCCTGCTCGTAACGTTCGTTCTCGCGCCAGATGTCGACGAGCTCTTGGCGGCGCTGTACCTCGAGACGGATCGCGTGCGTCTCTGCGTCGGTCTTCCAGGCCGGTACGGCTCGCGACATCGAGTGCGCCAGCGCTTCGTTCGATTCGTGCGCGCTCATTTCGCACCCCCGATCTTCGCTTCGATCGCGATGCGTGGACGATCCTCTCCCGGTCGCACGTGCACCAACGCTTGGCGCGCGCACAGACAAGCCGCGCTAACGATCTGCTTGCGATCGATCTCGATATTAGCCGCGAGCCAAAGCATCCAATCGCCGCGCTCGCATGAATCCCAGATCTCTCGTGCGGTGGTTTTGTCTGACGAGCGAACCCAGGTCATCGCGTCGTTGCATGCGTGGCGCTTGGTCAGCAGCGCTAGAAATTCGTCACGGCTCATGGCTTCACCTTCGCCTTGGCTTTCGGGAACGCTTTCGGATCGTCGAAGTAGCGGCGCAGATCGACGCTGCTCCACTGCGTCGATACGCCCTTGCCGTAGATGCGCGGAGGCACCGGGAAAGTATCATTGCGCAGATACGTCGTGATCGTACGCGGCTTGAGATTGAACAGGATCGCGACTTCATCGATCGACAGCATGCGTGGTTCGGATAGGTCAGGAATGTGCATTTTCGTCCTTTTTGTGTGGCAGAGTTGCCACCGAGGTACATTAGCACCACACACGAATGCAATATGTGTTTGCGTATTTGTGGTGTTTTGCTGTACTTGTCGATCGCATGAAACCGAAAAAAGCTTCACGGAACGTGGATTTGCGCATGAGGGTGCAGCCGTCAGAAAGATTCGCGATTGATTTCACTTCGCGCATTAGAGGCGACTCGATGACCGCGCTCATCCTCGCCGCGCTTCGTCCGATTGCAGACGAGACGAGATGGCGCGGCAAGATCTGGGCGGACTATGACGATCCGTTGCCTGGCTACTCAGAGTGCCTGATGTGGCGCGACAAAATACCGGCCTGGTCCGAGGAAGAGGATGCGAAGGCGTTTGTTTTCGCGCACAGGGAGTTTTTCTTTGACGGCGAGGAGCCTTCGAGGAGACGGTTAGCCGTGATTTGGCCGCGAATCTCTCACTTCGTCGAGCTCTACAAAAAGACCGCGTCGACCGACACAGACGCGGCGGCGCGAGAAATGAACGACGCATTGAAGCAGGCGAAGCAGCAGCCGCTTGTGTGGCCGCCCAAGTGAGGGTGATCCAGCTGCCAAATGGGCGCTTTCAGGTCGATGTGCGCGGGCGACTGCCGAACGGCAAAAACTACCGCAAGCGGCTCACTCCGAATGTCACCAGCGCCGGCGGAGCTCGATCCTACGGCGAGGCGCACTGGCGCGCTGTGCTGCGTGGAGAGGTCGATGGCGAAGCGCGGTTCCCGACGCTCGCGGCATTCTTCGAAGAGTTCAAAAAGATTCACTTCGAGAGCTCGAAGCGCGGACCGATCAAACCGTCGCAGCGCGAGGCTTACGAGTCGCACTGGCGCGCGCACCTCAAGAAGCGGTTCGGCGACTATCGGCTGAACGAGATCACCGATCTGGAGGTCAAACGATTTACGGCTGATCTGCGCGTCGGGCGAGAGCCGAAAACCGTCAACAACGTGCTGACCTCGCTTGCGACCATGCTCGCACGCGCCGCTGAATGGCACGGCCTCAAGCCTCCGAAGATCGAGCTAGCACGGCAAGAGCAGATCGAGATCGACTACTGGAGCGCTACTGACTTCATGGCGCTCGTCGAGGCGGCGCACAAGCGCAGCAAGATGCACCTAGCGCTGCTGCTGCTCGGAGGTCATGCCGGGTTGCGTGCTGGTGAGATCCTGGCCCTACGGTGGAGCGACGTTGATTTTGTGCGCCGCGAGATCACTGTGCGCAAAGCGCAATGGCGCGAGCACGAAGGCAAGCCCAAATCCAACAAACGCCGGATCGTGCCGATGACGTCAGATCTGGTCGTCGCTCTTGAGGCGATGGATCCAAAAACTGGACGAATCATCAAAGCTCCGCGTGTCGACGTTGCGACGATCGAAACGCTGCGCGGAATGCTAGGAGCCATCGAGCGCGCCGCAGGCCTAGGAGGTGAAGATCCGAAGGGATTGGTTCACAAACTCAGGCACACGTTTGGTGCGCAGCTCGCGACCAAGGGAGTCTCGTTGCAGAAGATTCAAAAGTACATGGGCCACGCATCGTTCACAACCACACTGCGCTATGCTCACCTCGCCCCGAGCGAGATGGCAGAGGCGATCCTCGCGCTTGACAGTGTACCCATAGTGCCCTCGTCGATTCCGCATGTGGCTACAATCGCCACACAACTACGGCAATATAGCCACACAAACGACGACACACAAAACAGCTGATTTCTCGCGTATCTAACCTATAACAATAGGGATAAATCACGGAGGCGGGGTAAGGGTTCGAATCCCGTAGGGGTCACCAACTTTTCTTTTATTTGCGCGGGTTTGCAGAGTCGATGATTGGCGGTGTACTCTGAGTGCCCTCGCCAGTCAGAACGTAGCGCTGTTTGCCGACTCTCAGGACGCGCTCAGCTAGGATTCTGTGGATCGCCCGGCTTGGTGACGGGTCGATCGCGTTCAGCGCCGCTACCTCGTCGACACTCAGGCGCACCGTTACCGACTGAGTCGCCGGCCGGCGCGGACGTCCCGCGCCGGCACGCTTGCCACCCCTCATTCGAACAACGCCGATTCAAATGCCGCATTGAACGCGTCGCGCTCTGTGCTGTTTTCGAATTTCCACTCTGGCATGTCTCCGTAGGCCACATCGAAGCCGGCCTGGCTCATTTTCTCGATCAGCTCCATTGCCTGTTGTTTAGTTGCCGTCTCGCCGAGGTGTTTTTCGTTAATCATGTTTTTCATCATGATCGGAGAATGCCACGGTGTTTGATTGTTGTCAAACACATTTCATACACCACGGTACGATTTTTTAGAATCGACTGTTGATTTTCAGGTTCGAGTCCTAGTTCCCCGATCGTAGCCATCGCTGCCGGCGTCGTTCTCGTCCACTGTCCACGTAGATACGTGACACGCGTAGTCGCTGTGTTGTTGGCTCGCGTCGATCGCTTTTTGCGCCCGCTCCTTGGTGCTGAACACGCCAAGAATGTGGCCCGCCCAGTTTGGTTCGTCTTCGTACACATAGACGCGGTGAGCAATGAAGACGATCATTTCCCCTCCTCGCCGGCGTCAGATCTGGACGTCGCTCTTTCGCAATCGCACGGGGGCGGAGCCGAGCCGTCGAGCTTGAATCTGACCCATCCGCACTTCTCGCAGATTCGACCAAGGCGCGATTCGACGTACTCTATAGTGCGCGCTTTGGTTTCCTCGGCCGTGCTGTTTCGTCTGGAAACCACTAGGTGTTCTCCAGACGAAGGATCTTCTTTGTAGTTTCCGAATGTAAAATAGACCTCGGTGCTCATTTCGTCCCCTTTAGCCATTTCGCGATGTTTTTGCATCCGTGGCTGTGGCCAACGGAGAGGTGCGGATAGCATGTAAGCGCGCAGATGTCCTTGTGTGCTGATTCGAGCAGCGCGCGGGCTTCGGCGAGCTGTTTGAGCTTGGCGCAATTGGCGCATCGACCTGTGTATGGGCTGAGATCGTCGGCCGATCCGCAATGGATGCAGTAGCTCATTTCCCCTCCGCCGCGGCCTTGATCGCCGCTTTGACAAACGCGTCAATGGTCTTCTGCGCCGTGTCCAAGCGATCGAATCCGCGATCGTCCTGAATCAGCTCGTTTCCATCTGCGTAGCGATGCTTGCAATAGATGTACACTACGGGCTCGTAAGAGTTGCGCCGCGCCTCAAAGCATCCACGCAGCGCATCCGCGGCGAACTCACGCGCCACGCTCTCGATGGCGTCGGCGCCCATGCGCAAACGTATCTGACAGATCGGATCGTTGCAGCCCTCGCAGTCTGCAGCTAGTTTCGCCACCGCTTCGGCTTTCTCGCGCAGGGTCATGGCTTCACCTCGCCGAGCGCTTCGATTGCCTTGCTGACGGCTACGCCTGGCTGCACGTGTTCGGCGATGTATCGCATCGCCTCCCTCAGCCTGTCACGCTCATTCAGCGCGGCGTTGCGCTCCTGCTCCGCCACTCGCATACGTTCTCGGTTGTAGCGCATGGCCTCGTATGCCTCGTCTGCCTGCCTCTGGGCTTCGGCTACCGCTTCAAGCAGCCGGTCATGCTCGGCGCGCAGCTCGTCGATCGTGCACGCGAGCTCGGACACCTTGCTCTTGTTGTGCCGCAGGGCGTGCTCGTTTGTGCGCAGCCTGCCCCGCTCGTTCTCCAGTTCGGCGCGCAGCTCTTTGATCGTCGTCTCGTGCGCGAGCTGCTCCCACTTCTTGGCCATGTACTCGCGCCCGGCATCGATCAGCGCGGCGTTGATGTCCTGCTCTCGCTCGTCAGGGATCATGCCGCGCAGCCGCTGCACTTCGGCGGCGAGGGCGCGGACCGAATCTTGTTCGTCCAAGCGAATCACAATGGATGCCGCCTCGCGCTCTTCCTCGGCCACGCGGCGCAGGGCTGCGGCGATTTTCGGCTTGTCTGATTCGAAGCCTTCAAGTCCAAGGGCTTTGTGTAGCTCGCACGCCATCTCGTCGAATCTATCGGCACTCATGGCTTTGCCTCATCTGGAAAATTCAAACGCGCAAAGTCTTTGTAATGGTTCTTGGCATGTCTGTCGTATGCTCGAGCGGCTTCCTCTTCTGTCGAGAAACTGCCTATTTGTTTTCGTTTTTTGTCGACGGTTATCTGAGCTATCCAGCGCGTAGCCTTCTTGCTCACGCCCTTGAACCTAGAAGACGTGTTGCGACGCTTTCCTTTTGAACTGTTCATGGCATTTTGCGATCTCGTTGCTGGACGAAGGTTGCATTTTCTGTTGTCCAGCGTGTCTCCATTTATATGGTCAACTCCGGAAAGACCTACCAGCTGACAGTGCATCAGAACGCCGCGCTGTTCTTTGGTGCCGCACCATACTTGGCGTTTGGCGTAAGGAGCGCCAGTTCCGCCATCAATGTGAGCGAACCACTTCCATTGCGACAAGAAATCAAAATCTTCGTCATCGACGACTGTCGTAAGCCCACGCGACAAGTTTATGCGCTTGCTCATGGCTTGCCGACCTCGCGCTTGACCACTTTGCATTCATGCGTCTTCGCGCACTCCTTGCAGATGACGGCCCAGTCGCCCAGTCTGTGCAGGCCATGCGGACGACGATCGGGATCTCTGAAGTCATAATCCAGGTTGGCGTCATAGAACGTCTTCGCTTCGCACACGTCGCAAAGCCTGTAGTCTGCTGCTGCCATTATGCTGCCACCCGTTCCGCCGCGATCGCGCAGTCCTCGAGGTCGAGCTCGACGGGCACGTCGAAGCGAAGAGAAACGAGCTTGATCGACAGATCGAATGCCTCACGTCCCGCCACGATTTTGTCCTGATTCTTCGGCGTGATGTTCGCGAGCTCGTGCTTGGACGCCTTGCGGAAGATCTCCGCTGCCGTCTTCGTCTGGCGGATTGCGTTGATCGCTTGAACGCGTCCGATGCCGTCTATCCCAGGGACATCGTCAGTTGCGTCACCCATGATCGCGAGCAGTTCTGCCACGCGATGCGGCGGTACGCCGAGCTTCTCTTCGACCTTTGCCGCGTCGTAAAACACGCACTCGTTGGCCTTGTTCGGGCGCGGGTCATACTGCTTTGGGCCATCGTCGAACGCGTCAACGAGCTGGTAGAGATCTTTGTCCGTTGCGATCGTGATGATCTCGGCCTCGCCAGAGAAGCGCGCGCAAAGAGACGCGATCACATCGTCAGCCTCGTACTTGGCGAACGACACGCAGCGCACTCCGAGCGACTCCCAGAGCGCCGGCATCTCTCGCAGCGCCGCGAGCTTCTCTTCGTCCGGTGGCTTCGCGAGGCGCGAGGCTTTGTACTCGGGATAGACGTCCTTGCGCCAATTGCCCTTGCCGTCGAAGCACGCCACGAAATGGCTTGGCTTCATGCGCTCGTTGAAGTCGAGCCACCAGCGCAGCACCTTCGACTTGAGCGGAAGTTCGTTGCCGGCATCGTCCTTCGCCGTGGCGTGAAACTGCCAATGGCACAAACCGTTTGCATCGAGCAGATAGACGCGGCTCATGACTCCACCTCCGCCGGCGGAATTCCGCCTCCGTTGCGTTCCACGAGTAGCGCATCGGCCGTCATTGCGATCGCGTCGAGCCAATCGAGCGCGCGCTGACTCTTGGCCGTGACACGCCAGATCTCCCGCGCTTTACGCATGTGCTCGCGCACGAGATCGAGATCGTCGTCGGCCATCTGCTTGAGCGGGATTCCTTCGAGCCCGACCAGCGGTTTGATGGCGAGCACAATCGATGCCGGGATCGTGTCAATGAAGTCCGGCACCGGAGGAAGCGCTTCGCCCTTCTTTGTTGCCTGCGGTTGCTTTGGCTCGATCGTCACCACCCTCGCGGCCGGGGTGACATCGAGTTCGCGAGACTCTTGCGGCAACGAGTCAAACCGCGAAGGATTGTCCGCCTGCTCCATTTCCTCTTTCGTGTAGAGGCCACCGAGCTCGGTGGGGAACGCTTTGCGCAGCGCCTTTGCCTCCGCGCACTTCAGCAATTGGTTCGCGGGCATCTTGGCCCACATCTGCGTGGGCTTTCCCTCTTTGTTGCGCTGGCAGTATTCGACAAACAACGCCACCGCGTAGAATGGCTTGCTGCGGCCCTTGCGATAAAGCGTGAACTTCGCCGCTGCCGGCGGGCTACGATCATCAAGCCAGACGTCGTGCCAGACTCCGTCGACCCCACACCAGAGCGGCGGATCCTCTCCGTCGAGCTCGCCAGTGCGATCGGCGATGGATTCGAGCCCGGCAATCGTCGGCTCCACCTCGACCTTTTCGACCCAGTTATCGCCCACGCGAGACCGGCGTTTGCTGAAGTAGACCTGCTTCTGAAACGGATCGAGATTTCGCGCGCGAGCCACGGTGAGCCCATACGCAAGCTCGGCGTCGGTGAAGCCCGGCGCGATCTGATTTCGCAGCATGTTGATTTGCTCGGTTGGGTACAGCGCGAGAACGCTCTCTTGCTGTGCTGCCGATCGGATCATCTCTTTTGCACTCATTGGTTGCTCCTGCGCTCTAGTTGTTTGTCGTAGCAGCTTCGGCACGCGCCGGATTCGCCCAGCTCATAGATCCCGTAGTCCAGCCCGCACTCGGCGCAGTCCTGGCGCGGAGTAGTCGCGAGCGCCTCGACTGCGGCCACGAAGCCCGCGCTTGTGATTCGCGTCAGCTCTGCGATCGCCTTCTGCTTGTTACGTTCTGCTCGGAAAATGTCTCGTTGTAGGTCCAGGAATCGTCGCTCGAAATTCTTCTGTTTCACTGTGTTCATGTCTCCCTTGGGTTGCGTGGTTTACGTGGTTTGCAATGATTCTGCTGTGCTCTTGGGCACAGACGTGGTGTGCTCATGGCGGGGCTCTCTGTCCTCGTTTTGCTCGCCTCTGACGTGGAACAACGATAGCCACAGCAAGCGCTGTAACGACGTCATCGCGGCCCATTGCTGCGCTACGGTGCGCTTCATGACGCGTCCTCGAAAGCGGCTATATCTTCGCCAAAGTTGCGCTCGAAACACTCGGAGCAGATTCCGTGCGTGATTGGCGCAGTCTCGCTCGCCTCGATCTGCTGCTCGTCCGACCACGCTTCGCCAAAAGCGATCGCGTCAGGACCGGCGCATGCACGACGACAGTAAGAGCAGATGCGAATCATGTTAAAACCCATCGTCTTTCATTCGGTCGCGTAGGTAGTCGCCACGGTCACTGTCGCGCTCAAGCCCGAACGGATCCGATGGTCCGCGCTCTTGGCAGCTGCTCGCGCATTGCCCGCGCTCACCGCAGCCTGGGCACGTGCAGCAGTCGCCGTTACCGGTCTCGCCGCACACCTCGCAGTACGGAGCGACTAGGCCGGTATCGTTGCAACGTTCGCAGTGCGTGCCGTCGCACGATGGGCATTCGACTTTGGCGTGTTCGTGTTTTGCGAGCATATGACGAGCATACCATTTACTTTACAGTCTGTCAACCGAAAAGGGTGATAGACGAACAGCCGCGCATCGTGTAATCTGTCAGATTAATGGACGCGACGCGTCCAAAGTGGCAATCACCAAGGAGTGCTGATCGTGCCGAACTATATGGAAGAGCTAAAGAAACGCGGACTCACTCTGCGCGCGTTTGCGACAATGGTCGGGGTCTCTCCGACACATGTGTCTCAGGTGTTTCGAGGCAAGGCGCCCGTCAGCGCAACGCTCGAAAAGAAAATGCGGGAAATTTTGTGCGAGTGCCAATGGTGCCACCGAAAGTGGCCCGACAAGCTACCTGAAAAGACGCTCTAACGAGCTCCAGCGGCCTGCGCCTGGAACTGCGCGCATGTCATCGCCTGGATGCCGCTTGCGAATACCGTGCACTGCGCCTCGGTGAATTTGCTGGCCTGGATCGCCTTGTTGGCGCCTGTCTCGCATTCGTCTTGTGCTGGCCTGACGATCGCTCCATCGACGTTATAGCCGCACTGGCCAGCCTTCAGGCAGTAGACGCTAGCGTAGCGCTGACACTCAGTCTGTCCGCAACCAATCGAAACAAACGCCGCAATCGCGATGAGCTTGATCATCGTGAAATACTACCACTAGATGTCTTCGAGCACGAGAACCGTGTGCGGCGCCTGTCCGCGTGCTAGCTTCTCGTTGCGCACGACGAGTTCCATCATCATCGGGTTGTCGTCGACTAGCAGCTTGAACGCGCGCAGGCAGTCTATGATCGGCTTGAGTCCGCCGGCTAGGTTGTCGAGGTCGATCGCGCGCTTGCCGTGACGCTCAACCGTCAAGCGACGCTTACCAGTTGCCTGTCCACCGCGCGGAAGATGCGCGAGAACGAGCTTGCTCCACATCGCCTTGATGCGCCGTTGCTTCGTCCAGTGCGCGCGCATGAACGTGTTTAGGCTTGGCGATGCCTCAGGTAGCACGATGCGGATCATCGGTGCGCACTGAACCCGGCAGCGAATCCCGCGCCGAGCCCTAGAAACGCCGCAGCCGCTGCTAGCACCGGACCCCAAACACGCCACCACCCGTTCGTCGCAGCGAGCTTCTGTGCCACGTCACGCTCGTGCGTCAGCACCAGCGCCGTCGTCGCGCAGTCGATGATCTTCGAGTCGCACGCCGCCCGATCCTGTTCGCGCTTCGTGGCGACCACGATCGCAGCCTCGCGCGAGATAACAGCGCCGCTCAGAGACGGATCGAGCCGCACAAACGGCAGCGACGAGGGGATCGCTACTGCTACAGGAGCGCACGAGCTCAGCAAGATCGCGGCGATCCATCTCACTCGTTGACCTTGCGCTGAAGCTCTTCGTCTGGAAGCGCTTCGATCTTCTGCCGAGACTGTGCGAGTGCATCGGCGATGCGCGCCTTTTTCTTTTCGGCCTCGGCGAGCGCTTCGGTCTCAAACGACTTTGCGAGCTTTGACGCTTCAAGCTCGGTAACACGCTCGGCGGCCTTACGCGCGAAAACGAGAGTGACGATCACGAGCGCGTTGACCGCGACAAGGAATAGAACGATCCCAAGCCACAAGCTCATTCTGTATCCTTCGGCTTGCCGACCCAGGCACCAGCCACAAGCACAAGGACACCAGCAACTCCCTTGACGATTGTTGCGAATGGCTCGACAGCGGCAAGTCCCATTGCCTCGCCAGCGCCGTAGATGCTTAGGGCTGTGACTGCGATCCCGAAGCCAACCTTGTTGCCCTTCAGTTTGGCCACCAAATCAATGAGCATGTCTTTCATGGCAGGAAGATCCGATCCCCGCTCGGCGGCGGCGTAGTTTGAAGGTGCACCCATGTCGGCGTGCTGTTGAGCGCTTCCATGTACAGATCGCACTCGACGAGAATTTCGCGCGTGATCCACTTCGCGAGCTTGCGATCGACATCCTCGAGGTCAACCGCGCAGCCGTACATGTGGCGAGAATAGGCCGCGCCCTTCACCGCCTTGTTGCTGTCTGGGTCGCGAAATCCGCTGTTGATCTTGCGATCGGATCCGAACTTCAGGAGCAGCTTGGCCACGCGCTCAGCTGTCACAGCGGCGTTCTCGCGAACCACCGACGACACCCAACGAGTGCGCTCCGGGTGCGAGCCGCTCGAGGTTAGGACATCATAGGTCGCGATCAAGCTGCACGCTCGAGCTTCCCGATCCGCTTGTCGAGATCGTCGATCCGCTCGGTGGTCGATTCGTGCCGCTCGTGCGCCAGCTGTCGATCTTGGCGCAGCTCCACGCGCATCTTTCGCAGCTCAAAGAAGTTCGCCATGATCGCCCCGAAGATCGGACCCACTACCTGCGCCCACTGTGCAAACGTCATGGCCCCACCTCAAAGTGTACTAGTCCTGCCGCGTCGACGAGCAGTCGCCCGGCGCGACCATTTGTGAGCTTGACCGGCGTGTCGACGTAGACGCGTTTCATCGCATCTACATCAACGTTGTCCTGCGCTGCCACAGCCTCGGCTTTCGCGATCTCTTCTTTCATCGCGACCGCTTCGGCATCCCTACGCGCTTGCAGAACCTGGTCCACCGACGCGGCCAGAGGTCGTTTCAGTTGCTCAAACTCTTCAAGCGACATCAGCAACCAGTCTGGCGGAGCGTCGGTGAACTTGTCGTCCACCTCTTTGCACTCGGCAGGCCATCCGGCGGGGATTCCGGCGGCGTTTCCTTCGACGTAAAGGCGAACTAGTAGTTTCACGCTTTGTGATGTCCCATTTAGCGGTTAAGAGATCCAGTCAAACCGTAGTAGTCCACGCGCATGATGCGTGACCCCGCGCCGGCGCCCGAGTTGAATTTTCCGATGAGCGGTCCGACTACGTTTGTGGGCAAATTCGTTGTGAGCGCAGTCCCAAGGCTGACGTACGCAGATCCTGGACTAGACGAGTAGTCAGCGCTCAAGCTGGTTCCGGCAGCATTCAACTTCCATCGCAATTTCCACCACGTGCCGGCCGTCATTGCAGCTCCGGCGCCACCGTTGATAATCGATGACGTCGAGGCTTTCATGGACACGAGCTGCCACTGACCGCTATTCGTGGCGCCGTTGTACTGGAAATAGACGCCGTCAGTTTGGGTTGCGCTCGTGAACGCGTTCCCAAGTCCGATCTGGATCGTGTAATTGTTCGTGCCTGAATCTAGGGTATCCACATAGACGATCGTTTCGAACGTCCATCCGCCAGTTGTGGCACCCAGGATGATTCCGCCGATCGCATTGCTTAGAGATGACCGGCCGGCGGTGGTCGAGCCGTTGAAGATCGCGATCCCTGAGTGGTTCGCATCCATTCCGGTTGTGCTATTGCTGGTGAGCGAGTCGCCAGACGTCGAGACAAACCAGTTCTCTTTGAACGTGGTTGTTGCGGACATGAAATCGTCAACGAACGAGAACGCCGTCGCGTCCTGAGTTGTCCCACCAGCCGCCGCCGCCCATTTCAGGCCGGTTGATTGCGTGCTGTCCGCGGTGAGCACTTGACCGTCAGATCCAACCACGAGCTTGGATGCCGTGTTGGCTCCTGTGCCAGCGGCTAGATCCCCCTTGGCGTCCCAGATCACATCGGTAGCCACCGCGCCAGACGCAGAGACGGTCGCCCACGTGCCATCCGCTTTGAGGTATTTGCTGGCCGCTGCATCGCCGGCACCCGGAGCTGGAACTAGTCCCTTGGTGCCGCCTGCGCCGGCATCGCCGACAAACGCGTTTAGAATCGCGGTGGACTGAGTCGCGGTGAGCACCTCGGGAGACCCAGTGCCGGCCGTCGTGCGACCGAGAAAACTCGCGGTGGCCATGTTAGCCATTTTCGACAGCGAAACAGCGCCAGCGGCGATCGTCGTCGCAAAACTTCCCGTGCCCGTACCGGTGACGTCGCTCGTTAGAGTGATCGTCTGGTCTCCGGTGTTCGTTCCCGAGCTCGTTCCGCTGTGCGTTCCACTCACCGTCGCGTTGCCGTTCGCAGTTAGCGTGAAGCCATCCTGGATCGTCAGCGTCGATCCAGTTGCCGGAGCGGTTACCGTGACTTTGTTGAGCGTGGTAGCCGAAGCGACACCGAGCGCCGGAGTCGTAAGCGTCGGCGAGGTCGCCCTGACGATTGCGCCGGTACCCTGCGCAGCGACTCCGCCAAGGGTGTCTACCATCGCCGACACGGTTGTATCGTCCAATACGGTGCGCGCGGCCGCTGTGACTGTGGCCAGCGCTGCCGTACCCGCTCCGGTGAAATACGGAACCTGGTCAGCGGCGCTCGTGAGGCCTGCAATCGCTGCGAGCTCTGCGTCTGCGATCGTCGTCGCGTTTCCGACCGAGGTGATGGGGCCGGTCAAATTTGCGTTGGTTGTGACCGTGGCGGCGTTGCCGGTGATATTTCCGGTCGCGGTGCCGATGTTTGGCGTAGTGAAAACCGGCGAATTGACTCGAGCAATCCCGCCTGTGCCGCTCGAGGCAGCACCGCCTAGCGTGTCCACCATGGCGCTGACCGTCGTGTCATCGAGCACCGTACGGGCCGCCGCGGTGATCGTCGCAGTCTCAGGAACGCCGGTGCTCGCCGTGACGCGGCCGATAAACTGGTCTTGGGAGAGGTTCGCCATCTTGGCGAGCGTGACCGCAGCGTCCGTGATTCCAGCCGTCGCGATCGTTCCGAATCCGATAGTTGATCCGCTCTCACGCAGCACCGAACCGCTGGCAGCTACGGCGCTGATGTCTCCAGGGTCGCCGGAGGTATTCGCACTGCGACCAATTACTGACAGCGCGCCCGAGTCGCGCAGCTTCAGGTTGCTTATTCCGTTGTCTCGAACTGACGTCGTGACGTTCGTCCCCGCGCCTGCGTCGGTGTGTTGAACCGTCGTTCCGTCGTCGAGCAGCGCGCGCTCAGCGCTCAGAGCCGCATCGTTTCCGATCGTCACAAACGCCGTAGTCGTCGCCGCGCCACCGCCAGCGCCTGGGGCCGCTGCCCATGCAACGCCAGTTGGTTGCGCACTATCGGCAGTGAGGACGAAAGTGTCCGCACCAACCGGAACGCGAGCATCAGCAGTAGCCGTGCGAGCGATGATATCGCCCTTGGTCGTCGTTGGCGACGATCCGCCGCCGCCGCCGCTTCCTGCTCCACCGCTCATTTAGGTGCGCTCCTTTGGTGGTTTCTAATCATCGAGCAGACATCACAACCGCATGACGCGTTTTCCATGCTCGAGGCGCGCGCGATGAGTTCGCGCATGTGCTCGAATTGCGCAGCGTCGTCTTTTGCTGGACCGAGCAATCCCGCGATCTTCTGATAGCGCTGCGACTCGATTGTGAGACGCCGTGCTTTTTTCATGCGCGTGATTTTCGACTTGAAGCACTCGAACATGGGAACTCCTAAGTCTTACTGGCCAGTAACAGACAGAACTTCAAACGTTCCGACCGTTGGAGCGCCAGCCGCACGAAACACCCCGATCACCGTACCGGCAGCAAGTCGCGATTTGTTCGTGCCGAGATCGATGATTCGAAACGAGTTGGCCGGTACGCGCTTCTTCTGTACGAGGTTGATCGTTACCACAAGTTGCACATCCGTGGTGTTCTCAAATCCGAGGCTCACAGAGTCTTTCACGAGTGTGAGAACAGGATTTGCAGTGCCAGCTGTCGCAGCAGTGATTGAGCCAAAAGCGAGTTCGCCCGATTCCGGAATACGTCTGTTTGTCGTGATCATTTTCTAGTACCTCACAAGTTATTTGTTCAGCGCCGCTTGGGCGACAGTTGCGACGTTTCCAGCATCCATTTTGGATGTCCCAGTGACGCGAGTCTTACTGCTTCCATCCGACGGCTGTCCCGACTGCTCAAATCGTCCTTGCAGCGCGTTTAGGAATTCCGGCGCTAGTGATGGATCGGCGGGCACGTCGAACATGATTCCGAGCTGCGCGCGCTCTTCGTATGGAAGCGGGCGCTTCGACTCCGTCACATGCTGCATTATCTCAATCTGCATATTTTGATACAGCTTCGGATACAGCGTGCGCACGGCTTCGGCTGCTTCCGGCGTGACCTCGCCCTTGTGCAGATCGTCGATTACGGTCAGCGGAGCTTGCGCGGCGCGCACGTAGCGTTCCCACGTTGCGATCTCGCCGTCGCTTGGCTCGTACTGCGATTGTGTCGGGTTGACGTTGTACTCTGCCAGCGGATCCCGCGGCGCCTTCATCGCAAGAAAGTTGTACGTCTCGAGCTGCTTGCCAACGAGCGCTTCGCGGATGCCAGGCGGAAGGTGCTCGGCACCGCGCATTGCCTTGGTGATTTCCTCGCCGGTCTGCATCGGATCAGCCACGAGCTTCGAGAGCTTGTCGAAGGCGACCCGGTACTTGTCCTGTCTGTCGCGCGCTGCGATTTTCTCGGCCCGTTTGTCCTGCGCAGAGGAGAACGCTGTCTCCAGGCGAAAAGGCACCGTGCGAGCAGCCATGCGCGTTGTGTCGTTGCCGACGAACTTTGCAGCTGCGCTAGAGATGCGCTCGCTGACGTTCGATAGCGCGCCCGCGGCGCCTTGCAACGCACCAAGCCGCTCGCCGATCTGCGCGCGCCAGAGTAGACCCTTCTCGGTCTGAAAGAGCTTGTTTGCGACGCCGAGACCGCCGCCAAGGATTCCGCCGACCTTCGCGCCGTCCTCGCCTCCGATCATTCCGCCGACTGACGCTCCGACCGGAGCTCCAACCCCAGAGAGCATGAGGTCACGCCAGCGCAGGCCGCCGACGTTCACCCATGCGTTGGCTTGCGCCTGTGCCTTCGCTAGTGGCTTCTCGATTCCGGCAAGGCTTCCGTAGAGGCGGTTCAGCTTTTTCCAGTCGCCGTTTTTGACGAGCCCTTTTTCAGCTAGCGCGCTCGCGCCTGCGTCGATCTTGTCCGCAACGATCCGGCGAAGCTCTTTGATCGTCTCGATCTCCTCGCCCTTGAGCGTCTCCCAGTTTTTGCCGCCGATGCGCTGATCTAGGCCCATGCGCAGCTCGTGCAGCCCCTTGAGGTCGCCGGCTTTCTCGTTCACCGCGGCGCCGATGTCGTTCACGAGGGCGCCGAGCTGTCCCGCCTCTTGGTCCGTGATCACTCGGTTCGCTCGCCAATCGGTGAGCAGCTTGGACATGCGCTTGGCGTCTTGCATCCCAAAGCGCTTGATATTGTCCGAGAACTTCACGCCCTCGCCGGCAGAGAGAATGTTGCCCATCGCCTTACCGACGTCGGCTTTGCCCTGCTCAAGTCGCAGCGATGCGGCCTCGCGATCTGGAAGTCCGCCCTTGGCGATCTGCTTGAAGCTCAGCGACTCCGGATCGAACTTCACTTCGCCGGGTCGGTAAAATCCGGCCTCGCGAGCAACCTTCACGTCCTGCGCGAAACGCTCGGGAGTGTTCGCGCGCAATCCGCTGAACAGCTGCAGCGAGTTTTCCGGATCGAAGAAGTCGGCCACCTTTTTGACTGCGTTGTTCGCAGCCTTGTTGATAGATGCGCTTGCGGTCTGGACGATCTCCGGAGCGATCTTGTCGACGATACTCCTGCCAGCTCGAGCGGCCAGCGGACCTGCGAGACCAAGCCCTGCTCCAAGCGCGAGAGCATCGCCGGAGTTCGCCATAAGCGACTCGACGGTAACGGGCTGATCCTTCATGACCGCTTGCGATAGGTTGTGCCCGATGTTGTAGAGCTCGCCCTCGGCAGCGATGCCGGCAGCGCGCGGGAGCATCTTCGCGCCGACCTGCCCAAGCAGCGAGGTACCTTCGATGCCGAGAGCCTTGGCCGTTGCCTGTCCTGCGGCTTCTACGCCTTTGCCGACGAGCGATGCGCCTTCGATGCCTGCGCCAAGTCCGCGCGCAACCTTTCCGGCGGTGCCAAGCGCTTTTACAGCGCCAGCAGCGGGTAGAAGGAATGAAGCAGCCTCTCCAGCTAGCGATGCATCTGGGTTCAGCTCTTCGCGCTGTTTGAGCTCGTCGGCGCTGAGTAGTCCGGTTTCCGAGAGTGCAAGATCCGACAATCCAAACGAAGCACCGCGAGCCGCCCCTAAACCAAACGCCGCGGCCTCGTTGCCGAACCCGTCGCCGTACTTCTCTTGGTTCGCGATCTCTGTGCGCAGCTCGGGCGTGTCGAGCTTGAATCCCTGCGCCAGGAGGTGGCGCGCGGTCTTCGGCGAGACGAGCTGGAACTCTCCACTTGTAGGGTTCTGTACCGACACCTTCGACGTGCCGACAGGAAGATCGGGCGCTGCCACGACCTCGCCGGTTGAACTGTCGAAAGTGTCGGCCATTACTCAGTCACCAATCGAGACTGGAGTTTGGCGTTATGGCCAGCGTTGATGCGTCCGGCGTATTTGTTGATCGAGTCGATAATCTTGTCGTCGCCAGTGAAAAGCGAGTTCGGGTCTCGGAATTGATCGGCGAGCTCGCGATCGCTGTCAGAAAGTGCGCCGAGTTTCTTCATCACACCGTAAGAGGTGACAAGCTCTTTCGATATCCGCTTGGCTTCATCTCGTGTTGCGCGATCCGTCCAGCTCGATTTGTCTTTGACGATCTGCTTGAGTCGATCGAGGTTGCTCGTCATCGCTATGCGGTTCTCGTCGCTCTCCTTGATGCTTGTTGCGTCTTCTTTTGTCGGAGCAAACGCGGTTGAACCGTCAGCCATGCGGATCATGCGCTCGGCTTTGTCGCGGCTCATCTCGTGATCGAGCTTTTGTTTCTTGATCAGATCGTCGAAGCTCTTTGGCTGATACTTGAGCGCGGCCGCGCGCGATGCCGCCTCAAATTTCAGCTTGGTTTGCGCGATGTTCTGGTCCATCTGCGCCATGAGCTTTGCGCCGTTCGCGCGTACCGCGTCGCTCGAGCTCGCCTGCAGCGTTGCCGCGAGCTTCGCCTTTGATGCCTCGAGTCCGCCGAGAAACGTCGCTTGCTCGGCCTGGTTTTCGTCGAATCCTTGCTCGCGAAGCATCTGCAATTTGCTGCGCTGGGCATCGGCAGCGAGACCCTTTTGCGCCAGGTTCTTTTTCTGCGCCTCGATGTTGCGCTGGATCGAGTCGTTGATGATTCCCATCGCGGCGTTTTGTCCGCCTGTCATGCTCGCGGCGAATTGACCGAGCGCCACGGCGATGGCGGCGCCGATGCGTTTTGCGGTGCCAGAGTCCCCGCCGAAGAAACCGTCTGGGTCGATCTTCCCTTCGCGGACTTCCTTGTTCATCGCGTCGAGCTGCGCGTTTCCTTCCTTCACCGCGCGATCGCGGTCGGCCTGCTTAATCGCTTGGTCAGCCTGGAACTTGTCGCGCGCGTTGGCGTCGACCGCCATTGCGAAAGCCTTCTCGTCTTCGGCCTGCTTCTGCAGATCGATGATCTGACCGGTCGCCTTTTTCTCTTCGCGCATCGCCTTGAAGAGCTCAGAAGATGAGCTCGGGCCTGCGAGCGGATGATGGCCGGATACGGCTCCCACCTGCGGCGCAGCCGGATTTTCTGCCGGCTTTACTGGTGCTATCGACTCGAACGGGGCTGGAGGTGTGAGTGCGCGAGCTTGCTGTTGTCCCACCGTCTCCGGTTCTTTCCCTGCGGCCGGCTGCAGTAGATAGTCACTTGCCGCGTGTCCGATCCTGTTAGAGATCGACGGACCGCTAACCACGTCAGAGATAGCCTGACCGGCGCTACCAATCGCGCCGCCAACCGTTTTTGCAGCAGCGCCCAGCCGCGTATCTCCCAGCGGGATGTCCTGCGGGGCCGGATCTGACATCGGAGTCGCAGCAGGGGCGGAAGCCGGATTCGCGATCGAGAACTGCGCGTCAGTTTCTGGAGTGCGCGCCGTCCGCTGGATCGCACCACCGCCGTCTGGCTGCCAGTAGATGTAATTCGAGTCGACGTCCTGAACCTCAGGCATTGGCGCGCTCCAGCTTCTTTACTTTCTTGAACAGCATCGCCATCGAGGACATCATCGTCCCGAGCCCTTTGCCGTAGTCGACGACCTTCGTGCCGCTTGGCGACTCGCGCACCATGGATTTGCCGAGCTCGGTTTTCTCGAGCTCTTGGGCCATCGGAGAAACGAACTCGCCTTCGCCGCGCAGTGCTGCCTTGGGATTTTTGTACTTGTAGGCGTGCGTTCCGATCGCACCGAGGAAGCCCTCGAGCTTGGCCGTGCCGTCGTGGATCGCCTTTTTCTCGCGCATGTCGGAGACGGCCGATGCGATGCCCGAGGCAACCGCGCCTACCGTTGCGGCAGCAGTCTGCCCAGCCGCCGCGCTGCTCTGCATGGCGACGCCTTTATCGGCCGCTGCTTGGCGCGCGAGAAGCTCTGCGTTGAATTGTGCCTGTTGAATCTCAGCTGCGTGCTGCGCCTGATCGAGTTGCATTCCTTGCGTGAGATACGTCTGGATTAACGCGTCTTTTTGCTTCTGCTGATCGACTTGCGATCCAAGGTTCGCAAGGTTCGTTTGCTGTTGAAGTGTCGCGTTTGTCGTCGCAGTCTGCTGCGCGAGATTGGCGTTATTGAACGACGCCTGCTGTGCCAGGTTCGCGTTTTGCCCGGCAGCGCCAAGATCCTGCTCGCGAGCTCCAGACAACACGCCGCCGAGCTGACCCATCGCCTGCTGCTGCTCTTGCGCTCGAAGCGAAGCCGATTGCGAAGCGGCCTGCTGACCGATCGTCGCCTGATTCATCAGCGCTTGCTTGAGTGCCGCCGAGCGATCGCCGGTGCCGCTCTTGGCTAGCGCGAGTTGCGATGCAAGGTTTTGATCTGTCGCCTGTTGCAACTGCGCCTGGGCCGCAGATGGACCATTACCCTGCGCCGATTGAGTCAACATCTGCGCTAGGTTTTGCTGACCGCTGCGGAACTGATTCGCTTGCGATTGGTCGAGCTGCGATCCTTGCCCCTGCGCACCCTGCATCGACGCTGCGGTTGCCTGTGCAAATGGTCGGCTATCCGCTTGATCGATGCGTTGCTGCAACGTAGCTTTGTTGCCGGCTGTAGTCGTGTCGGCAGTCTTCCCAGCCGTATAGTGCTTGGTGATCTCGTGACCACCAAAGAAACCGGCGATGCCACCCGCCTGCGAATCTGCGTCTGCAACCTCTACACCAGCGTTGCTTGCCTGCTGATTTTGCACTGCGGCGACTTGCTGCGCTCGAGCTGCAATCGCTGCGTTACCGTCAGCTATCGTGCTCGGTCCGCCCAGGATCCGCCCGGTGGCGTCGCGACGCGCCTGCTGTCCCTGGTTGAACTGCTCCGCGTTCTTGCCGGTGAGCTCGAAATTTGCAGTTGGAGCGCCCTGGTCGGCGACGGTGTTGATCTGCGCCTGCTGCGCCGCCTTGCGCTTCGCTTCCTCGTCATCTTGGTACTGCTGCGGCGTCGGACCTTGCGCGGGAGTGAATCCAGCCATGTTTACACCGTCTTTGCTGCGTTGAGCTTGTAGGCTCCGCGCTTGAGTCCGGCCAGGACTGCTAGGCCGGATATGTTGTAGTTTTCGCTAGTCGCTCCGGAACTCTCGCCGATAATCACCATTATCGATTCGCACTTTTGACGGTTGAGCTTCACCCTAAATTGATAGGCGCTGCTGCTGTCTGTTGCGTTGGTGCCGGTGATCGTGTGCGACTCACCTCCGGATGATACGTAGTCAAAATATACGTACACCTGAAGCGTATGTGTGGACTTGAATTCTCCCAAGATCAATAGCTCATAAACACGCATGAATCCCTGAATGCTCGACAGCTTGATCCAGGAGGTATTCAACACAGTAGAGTTAGACGTGGGAGACGTATGTGCGTTAGCGAAACCAGACTCCTTGTACAATCCAGCGATCACGCCAGAGACGCTGGTGTCGGCATTGAAGTAAACCGATCCGTTGGAGTGTGTGATCGCAGTAGCCGACAAGTACGGAAGCCTAGACCACGTTTTGAAAAACGAGTTGAAGCAAAGAGCGCCCTGGGTCGCTCCGGATCCGGCCATCAAGAACCGGACTTCGTCTTTGTCCGGAACAAGGCACGCATCATAGATATCTGACGCGTTTGTGAAGTCCTCGACTTCGGCACCGATATAGCTAGCCTGCAAGTCTCGTCCAATCATCCAAATGCCCTTGTTGCCGTGGACAAATATTCCGGCATTGGATGCTAGTATCGAGCGCTGCCTTTTTGCGCCGATCTCCATTTGCAGCTTTTGGAAGCTGCTGAGCGTGTCATTGGCTCCGGTGACATCAGGACCGGCGCCTTGTGCCATGTAGATCTGACGCTTCTTGCACGCGAATAGGCGCCCATCCTGTCGCGCAAGTCCAGTGATCGGACCTTCTTCTGATGCCAGTTGTTTCGAGAGTCCTTTGTAGAAACTCACGCCATATCCGCTGGAGATTGGCTGAGATACGATCGCAGCATACCGATCATTTCCGCTCACCGAATAGACGTAAAAATCATCAGCTGCGATCGCGCACGGCGCGTCTGGCTGAAATTTCTCGTAAGCTCCACCGGTCGTGTAAATGATCTGATTCGACTGGATAGCGGTGTCGCTTTGCGTGAGCGAAAGTGTCACTGTCGTCGCAAATGGGTCGCTATACACCTCGGTATCTCGATAGTAGGTAGTACCACCCGCTACCGTTCGATAGGCAACGACGCGTGAATCAAGGTTGTTTGTGATCGTGTACGGAGTCGCGCTGATTGTGATCTTTCCAGCACCGCCACCACCAGAAACAGTAGCAGACGCCGGTACACTCACTTGTGACTGGTGCAGGTTACCGTTCCCGTCAACTCGTTCGTAGATCAAAATCACGCTGCGCACGCCATCGACGAGTGATCCACCCGCCGCAGCGGGCGTAGCTGATAGGATCGTCGGATACATCAGATAGCCGTTCTCGCGCAGACAGACGCCGTCGAAGACCTGGAGAAACCCACCCGTGATTAGACCTCCAGCGGGTGTATCAACTGCGTCCCACCCGGTGAGCGGATCGTAGTCAAACGCGCAGTTTACGACCTCCGAAATAGCGGAGCCTCCTGGCGTTGATACCTGCTGAGGACACACAAACCGAGTAGTATACGACGGCTCTAGAGACATCGTCGGAAGGCAACCTTTTGTCGGTGTCCCGTTTAGCTGTTGATAGGGTATCGCCGTATCAGAAGCGAGCGCTGCTCTTGTGTATGCAAACGTTCCTCCGTTTGCGAAAAACTCAACGAGATAGAATCTCGATTGTATTCCGCTGGAGAATGTCACCATCGCGAAATATCTGGCGACGGAGTTGATCGTTACCGTCGTCAGCTTCGAAGCTAGGTATACGTTTCGAACCTTTGCCGCGATGCTTCCTGTCCCGGCAGCTGTCGCGCTAATCGTGTATGTGATAGTCGACGATGAGGCGACGATACTTGCAGCTCCGGTGTTGTCTGGAAGCACGGAGATCGCCGTCATGATGTCGGCAGGGGCCGCCATCGTCGTACTGATGCCTGCCGAAAGCGCCGTCGAGTATGAACGCTCGAACAGGTTACCGGATCCGTCAGCCCATACGATCCGCGCATCGGTATTTGACCCTACACCTAGCCCCTGCACGTTGGACGCCGCCGCGAACGTTGTTGACGCTGACGCCCACGATGAAACAGTGATCGATCGGATCTCAACCGTTGTGAGCACAGCTGGGTTTCTGGCGACGATGAATATGTGAGATCCGCTAGCGGTGATCGAGCAGTCCCATGGTTGCACCGCAATGTTTTGAGCGATCGCGAACGTTCCTCGGGAGGTGGCCGTTCCGCTTATGTTGCACTCGTAAACCACGATGTTCCCAGCACCCGCGACTCTGATCACAGCGGCGAATGTCGTGCTGGTTAGCGGCAGAATGTGGGCTTCTGTACCGAGCGTGACTAGAAAATTATTGATGACCGACTTAGAGGCCGTATCTACAACCGTCGCAAAGATATTAGTTCCTACGCCAGTCAGATAGACGCGAGTGCTACCGACAATGCACGAATCAACACTGGCAGCCTGCGTCGTTACTGCCGATCCTATCGTCGACTGAATAACCTTGTCTGCACTGGCAAACGGACATGCAACTTGATTCCTGAAGTTTCCGTTTGTCGTGCTTCCGGCAAAGTCTCCAAGTACGCTTGAGTATCTACCGAAGTCCTCCGGGGTGACTCCGGACGTTGTTCTGATTGCCTGCACGCCGCCGCCAAACCCAAATAGCCTGCTGACGGTTCCTGGCGTTGTTACGGCCAGCGTAGATCCTAGGGCCTTGCTGATTCTGCCAGCCTTCTCGAAGCGCGCATTCTCGAGCGCGAGCATTTTTCCTGGAGCGACTAGCTTCGCGTCGGTCTTCGTATCGAGTCCCTGCAGCGCGATGTCGATTAGCTGTTTGTCGAGCGGCATGGTTAGCCACCCACGAGAAGGAGCGTGACGTTGTTTTGCGGAACCGTTGCATTGTAGAGACGCTGAACAGCCATGCGTGCGCGGTTCGTGTTTGTTCCGATGATCGTTCTGTTGGCTACGGCTGCGTTCGTTTGATACGCGACAAATTTGACTGAGTCGCCAGCAGCCATCGTGATCGGCCACGACGTCGATACGAGAGCGTCTGCGGTTGTTGTAGCAAAGAAACCGGTGTCACCGAAACGATTGCCACCCATCTCAAGCCACGCCTGAAACGCAGTTAGCGCGCCGCCGCTGATGTTTACCTGACCTGAGACAAAATAGACGCCGGCCTCTGTCACCGAGAACGATCCGCTAGATTCAGTGATCACGGATCCGCGCGTGTTTGTTGTCGATTCCCAAAGTACAGTTGTGAGCGTGTTGTTGGCGATCGTCTGATTTGTTGTGCGATGTTTTTCAAGCAGCTGTCCGCTGTGGCCAAGATCGAACTTAGCAGTCACACCAATCGTTCCTCCCGGTGCTCCGAAGCGCCAATCAAGGGAGTCGATCGAGTACCGCGAGCCGTCTTTGATCGCCTCAGAGCGCAGTGCGTACACTCCGATCGGGTTGAATCCGCACGTGATCGGCATCTCGACTCCGTGCGTGAGTGCCTTCTCGACGATCGAGCATTTGAAATTGTCCGTGAACGTGAGGCCGCCGCCGAGCATGTTTTGCAGCTCGACGAGCGCGCGCGCCGTAGGCGTGACGAGCATGCTCTTGATCGACTCGACTGTGTCTCCGATCTTCGCAGCGTCGATACGTGGCCAGCCCGGTTTCAAATCCACGACCCTTCATCGTTCGGGTTGCGGCCATACGCCGACGAGCTCGACAGACGCTGTGTGTCCTGAACTCGCTTGGGCGTTCCGGCGTCGCGGTGGCGCACTGCGCCGATGATGCGTTGCTGAATCAGCGCGAGGTCAGCTACGAGAGCTGATGTGTCGCTCTCCTCTTTTACGAGCATGCGGATCGCGACTCGGCATGCCACCCAGTCATCCCACCCATGCACAAAGTCGAATGTGTCTGAGTCGTTAACCAGACGAGTAATCGTTGGGATGTGCCAGATCCGATAGTACACTCCGATCCCTGTCGCCGGGATTGGCCGAAACATGACCTGTGTCCCAAACAGACGGTAAGCCGGGAGCAGTCCACCCCAAACAGAGCTAGTTGCAAACTTATTTCGCTCGGAAAATTCAAACCGCTCGAGCGATTGCCATGTGACCTGGTTGTCCATCGAAACATCGACACCAAGCGCTTTGTAGCAATCGGTCGGAAGCGTGTAGCGGTCTGTGTTCGCAATGATTGCGGCAGGAGTTGAGACGGTCGCGAGCCAGTCGTCGCCCATCTCCGCGATCATGATGTCGCGTAGCTCGGCGATCGCGAGGTTCACCCAGACGTTGGCCTGGGTGATCGTGACAAACGTAGATGCGGTGACGGTCATGTCAGCACGCGCAGCTGCGTCGTCTCGTACCTGCTGCAGGGTGCGATTATCTGACACGGATCACCTCGACAAATGCGCTGGTAGTGGACGCTCGGGTTAGGGGCGCGGTCTGTGACCACCCCGAGCGACCACCACCGCGGTTTTCAGTCGTCGCCCATTTCTTCATCGGCCTCGGAATGACCCGATCGGATATCCATGAAGTCGCCGAGTGCTGCAGCAAGAGCCTTGGCGTCTCCAGACTTCACCGCGTCGATGATGTCCTCGGCTGCCATGGTTCGCCCTTCCGAGCCGCCAGATTTTTCTTCTGACTCCTCTGGTTCCATCGCGATCATTACGGCAGGCTTGCTTTTGCTTTTGGGCATCAGCGCGTCTGCAAGGCCTTTGATTGCCATCACGAACTCCTTTTCAGACGGACGAGTTCATCGCTTCGATGTCGAACATGATCGTGTTGTCCGCATTGGCGGCGATGTCTTGCGCTGCCGCTGCTCCGTCGATGTTTGAGATCACGAATGTACCGGCCGTCTGGTTGATTGCGCCGACCTGCAAGCTGCGGATCGCGAGCGCGGCGAGCTGCAGCGTTGCGCCTGCGACGTTCCACTCCTGCCACCGATCGAGCAGGGTCACGGTGTAGACGCCCTGCGATGTGCGAACGACGCTGAAGCGGCGGCGCTTTGTCGGGAACACAATCGTAGGCGCGCTCGCACCCTGCGGCGCAAATCTTCCAGAGAACCGCACAGCTTCTGCGGCCGGCGACCAGGCCACATTCAGAGTTTTATTTGCCACGTCATTGTCTCCTTGAAGTTCAAGGAAGGAAGGCGGCCGGTCGCGTCCCGGCCACCTTCCAACCAAGAGTGAAAATTAGATGGTGGCGCGACCGTTGAAGCCAGGAGCGCGGCAAACGAGATTCCCGCGGTATCCGAGGCGAATCACGATACCGTCGCTGTTCTGGTCGATGTTCAGGCCGTTCTTGTTGATACCTTTGTACTCGAGCGGACGCGGCGCCATCTTCAGCGAGTGGAAGCGCCATACCTTCGACGTGAGGCCGTAGAGCGCCGTGTACTGGCAATCGCGATCGCCGTAGACGGTCGAAACGCCGCCAGCATGGTTGACCTTGATGCCGGTAAAGCCGACGTTGCCGAACTTGGTGTCGACGTATTGCACGCGCGCGCCGAGCGACTTCTCGAGGTCGGTCATGCGCAGCGACTGCATCAGGTTCACGTCGACAGTGCCTTCGCCGTACGTCCAGATTTCGTCGTTCAGCTGCAGCAACGCTTCCTCGATCGGAAGCGCGCTCAAGTCACCCGAGCGAATGCCAGCGAGACGATCCACATCGACAGAGCGATCGAGACCAAAGGCGTTATCGCCGCCGGTCGGGTCGGTGCTTGGGATGTAGAAATCGAGGCCCTTGATCTTTGCCGAAGCATCGCCGTCGGCGAAGATGTAATCATTCGCCGCGGCGCCAGTGATCACCGTCGACCAGTTTCCGGACGTGGTCAGAGTGCCAGCACGGCGCGAGATCGCAGTGATGACGGCCGGACCGGTACGCAGACCAGAGCTCGAATCATTGGGACCGACGCGAACGCTCATACCAACTTCGAAACGCAGGGCGTCTCGAGCATCGGTGAGCGTAATGGTCGGAGTGCCCTGACCGGAGAGAATGCGACCGCGCGATCCGGAGCCAGAGCGGTACAAGTCGCTGTTGAGCGTGCGGCTCAGGTTGTTGATGCCCGAGTCCATGTGCGCCTCGAAGATGTCGACGAATGCGCCTTCTTTGTTCTCGGACGCCTCCATCGACTCACCGTCGATCAGGATCACTTGATGATCCTTGGCGCGGGTCACGAGGAACGATGCATCTTGCACCTCGCGAGATTGGTTCGTCTGCGCAGTCGTGAACGACGCAGAACGTCCGCCCGGAGGCGCGTAAATGAGCGGCACCTGCTCGGCGCTGCCGTAGAAGTCGGTCTTCTTTTCGAGCATCGCCCAGAGGACGCGCCCGTCATACGAAAGATCCAAGACGGCATCGTCTGGATAGAGGGTTTTGTAGAGCGACGGAAGCGAGGCTACGTCTGCTGACATGGAAGGCTCCGCACGCGCGGAGGACTAGCCGTTAGGCTCGTTCAGCCGCGCGCATAAGCGCATTCGCTGCCGCCTTGCGTTCCTCGCGTGTTGACGGTTTACCGCCGACGGGAACGCTCGACTGCATCGAAGCAGTAAGGGTGTTGGATCCCCGCGGAGTGATTTGCTGCGGATTGGCTTTGCCTGATGATCCACTTTTGGTGGCGGCGCTTTTGGTTGTGACAGGCTCTTGACTTTGAGTCAATTCCTTTTGCACGCGCAAAGCGGTCTCGAGACTAAGACATGTCTTCTGGAACCACTCTCCCAATTGCTCGTCCGTGATCTCTTTGGGACTTCCTGCCTGTTTGTAGAGGTGGTCCATGTACTTATAGACCTCCTCTCCCACATCCTCTGGAGACTCTCCCTGCAGGTGCACAAGGCGCGGATCTTCATTGATGATGCTTAGCGCTTGCGTGACTAGATCCTTCTTTCCAGAATCTATGCGAGCCTGTGCCGCGGCCTTTTCCTCGGGTGTCGGCTCTTTCGGTTTCGGGTTGCGTAGCTCTTCGAGTTCGGCGCGCAGCTTCGCCGTCTCCTCGTTCAGCTTCTCGCGCAGCACAGCAGGATCGTCCGGCTTCATCTTGGCGACGATTTGCTTCGACGCTTTGTCATACCATTGCGGATCGAGCTTCTCGAGTGCGAGGAAGTCGCCCTTGCGCAGCGCTTCGACGATCGCCAGGTCGTTCTCCTTCGCTTTGAGGTCTGCGGTTGCTCTAGCGACCTCGGCCTTGTGTGCCTCCTTCTCTGCCATGAGCCGTTTGTGCTCACGCGAGACGGCGGCGAGCTTGCTGGCTGCTCGATCCTCGGGCGGCGAAGGCTGGACGGCTGCCGGTTGTGGTGCCGCTGCCTGCGCGCTCGCTGGCGCAGCATCGGCATTGTCGGAGACGATTTGCTTCGCGATGCCCGCTGCCTGCGCTCGACGCTCGACGCGTGTCACGACTGGCGAGGCGGGGGCCGGTGCTGCTGCTGGTGCGGGTGTGATTGGTGCTGGAGCGTTCATTGGTGCCCTTTCTAGAAATTGAATTAGCGGGGTAAATTACCCTGCTAATTATGCGGCCATGGTGGCGTCTGCCGGAGGTTGCTCGGCAGGCGGAGCGGCTGGTGGTGCTGGCGGGTTCTTCTTGAGCTGCAACGCCTGCGCGCGGTTGATCCATTCGCGCATGAGGTCAAGGCGCTCGACGTCGAGATCGTCTGCCGCCTGCGCCCGCTTCAAGTGTCGGTTCATGCGATCAATGCAAAGACCGAGATCGTCGAACGGCTCCGGCCAAAATCCGCGGGTTCTCTTCACCTTCGCCACGGTCGTGTCTTCGTCCGTGATGAGTCGAGCGCAGCGATCGACCGCATCTTGAAACGCGGTGATTAGCCCCGTCTCGTCGCTGACGTCCGGGAAGTCGAGCTGCTTCATCGCCTGCTCGCGAGATAGCCATCCAGCCTGCAGCGCCTCAATCACTTCTTGCTTCTTCGCGCTCGGCGTCGTGCTGAAGAAGTTTGTCGGGTAGCACTGCAGCACCATCTCTTCGCCATCGGCAACGTCTGCCCAGTCGACGATCTCGACGCCGTCACCAACTGGCACTTCGACGGGAAGCTTGCCATCGTGCTGCGCTGCGAGGTCTGCCGACTCGTCAACGATGATGTCGGAGATGTCGAGCGCGAATTGGTCAAACGCCTGGTGCTGCAGCATGAAGCGTCGGCTGTAGCGATCATGTAGCTCGCGCTGCGCCGCTCCGGATGCGTTGGCGCCGAGCTCGTTCGTTTGCTGCGCCGCCATGCGCGATATGCCGATCTCCTCAAACGCGCGCCCATAGAGCAACTCGACCTGGCTCAGTAGCGACTGGTGGACCGGCTGAGGAGTATAGACCTGCACCTGTCCGATTCCGCCGTCGATGATCGCTCCCACCTGGTTTCGCAGATGGGCGACGTCGATTTTGTTGTTCGGTGCCCCGTTGCTCGTGAGCACCCACGGCGCCGAGCAGAACGCGAAGGCCTCCTGGATGATGCCAAGCAGCTTGTTGATCTCAAACTGGATCGACATCAGCAGCTCACACACGCCGCTGCCCCAGAAACCAAACGGTCGGCGCTGGTAGCGATAGAACGCGAACGGCAAGCGCTCGCGCTTCCACTCCTCGTCGAACAAGTCGCCATTGTCGATCGTGATGACGTGGCGGCCCTTCATGAGGGTTTTCTTGCCGGCCTTGATCGGTAGTCGCCATGTCTCGCGAACCTGGATCATGTCCGATGTTGCACTCAGCGTTGTGCACTGCTCGACGAGCGCCTCTTTCTCTTCGTCGCCTCGCACGCTTGGTAGCTGCAGAACTTCGCTTCGCGCGATCCACTTCACCTGCGTTAGTTGCCGCGTGGTTCCGTAGATCGTCTCTGCGTCGATGACGTGGAGCTCACCGGGGTGCACTCTCTCGAGCGTGAGCCGATGGCCATCGTTGCTAATCTTGGCGGCGCCCGTGCCGATACGGAAAGCGTCGAACGCGCAAAGCTGCATCGTCTCGTACACGCGGCACTTGTAGAACTGCCCCTCACAGTATTTGGTGCGTTGCTTGGCGCGCTTCTGAAGCTTCGTGCTTCCTTTTTTCGTCAGGTACAGCGGGCGCGGCTTGTGCTGCGCAATTTCTGCGGCGAGCGCGTCAATGGCCGCTCGTGTGACGTTCATTTTCAAACGTCCGGCATCCACCGTGATGCTATTCTCATTGGACGCGTACTTGAACGGCGTAAGGCCGGCCATCGAACGGCCGCCGTACATTCGTTCAAAGCGTAGGATCTCTTCGGTGCGGTATCCCTGCGATTGCTCGCAGTGCCGCAAGAGATCGTTGACCGCCTGGTAAGCCTGGCCCTCTTCGGCGTCCCACCAGTATTTCCCCTTCGCTACTGCCTTGGCTCTTGCCACCATTCTGAGTCGTCCATGACCGCGCCCAAGCGTTCATTTCAGTCAGCTGATGCGAACAAAATCCGATCGAATTCTTCCCGTGTCTTTTTGGCCTTGTCTTCCTCGCTGAGCTCGGCATCGGCCACGTCTGCCTCTACATCGATCGGATCCACGAGGCTTGCGGTGTAGAGCGTTGCTCGATCGAGCGTGCTACTGGCAGAGACGAGCGCTTTCGCCTCGATCTTGCGTTCATCGTTGGATGGTTTGTGCATCGGCACGAACTCAATGTGAGCATCGCCAAGACGAACGAACGTGGCGCCGAGATCGCGCAGTGCCTTCACGTACTCCAGCGGCGGAAGAGACGGCATCACAGCATCCGATCCATTGCGTCTTCCTCGCGCGCCGCCCTTGCTTCCTCTTCGGCCGCCGCGTCCTCTTGCTGCTCCTGCCATTCTGGTGTCCCTCGCTTCGGTTTGGTTTCGTCTTCGGCCTGGTGGAAGAACGCTTTGCACTCGCGCCACCCGTACAGGTGCGCATCGCAAAGGTGATTCGCTATGCCTGGCATCTCTTCGAGTCGAAGCTCATTTTTCCACGGAAGATCGGTTGCCTCTGCGATAAAATCTGCGTTGGTCGCTTTGACCACCTTGATCTTGTCGCTCTGGTACGCGCCGTTGATCAGCTTGATATAGCCGAGCTTGTTTTGCTTCTGCGCCGGCTCGATGGGCAAGGCGAATCGCTGGCGACCTTCCTCCGCGTAGCCTTTGCCGAGCCCGCCAACGTCGCCAACGATGCGCGAGAACGGGTAGCGCTTGGACCACTCGGTAACGATCTTAGCGGCCGTGTCGGGGATCAGGTTGTCCCACTTCTGCGACTCGACGAGATAGCAAACGTCGCCGAGCTCGACACAGAAGGCCCACACAGCGAGCGCAGTAGCGTCAACATTGCCGTAGTCGATGCCGAGCACGTATCGCCACTCTCGCTTGCGAGGCAGCGGCGGCAATCGGTCGATGAGATGTCGCCCGGCTTGAAACTCGTAGATGCGAGACGACTTGTCCATCGCCCACGAGCCATCGCGAAGCTGCGAGCGTGTGACGGTGTCGAGCTCGGCCAGTGACTCCTCGTACTGCTGACGATCGACGTGCGGGTTGTCTTCGAGCTTCGATGGGAAGAAGACGCGCTTCTCGAGCACATGCGGCTTGGACATGTCGACGGTGTCAGGGATGTCGTAGCGGCCCTTGACCCAGACGTGACCGGGGCCGCCTGGGTTGGTCGCTCCACGCATGCGCAGAGGCACTCCAGTGCCAGAGAGACGACGAAGGCGAGAGAACAGGTAGCGATACTGCCGCTCCTCGAACTGCGTGAGCTCATCAAAGCCCACGAATTGCAGCTCGGTGCCTTGGTAGCGGAGGTGGTCGTCTCGGCTTTCGAGATATCCAAACGTGATAGATGCGCCGCTTGGGAATGTGAAGCGCTTGTCCTGCCCGTTCCACCGCGCGTCGGTGCCGGCGAGCCATGTCCGCGCCCGATCCATGATCGCGCCAGGAAGCGCGAGATCTGCGAACGTGCGCCGCAGGAGCAACGCGGAGTATCCAGGCACGTGCACATACTTGAGCGCGGCCATGAGAAGAGCATCGCTTTTGCCGCCGCCTGCTGCGCCGCCGTAAAGAGCTTCAAGATCGTCGTACTCGAGGAACGCGCGTTGCTTTGAAGTCGGCTCGTGCGGGCAATACGCCTCCCGCGCGCGCAATTCCTCGCGCCGGTGAAGCTCGGCAAGTATTGCTCGCTCATCCTCGGTCACGCGCTCTTTTTGGCCTTGGGGGCTTCTTCGGTTTCCTCGAGCGTGCCGACACTCGTCATCGGAACGAACGTGCGCTTGCCAGGGACGCGCGTGCTTGTGACGAACACGCCGCCGCCAAAGTCACCCGTTGCCGAGAACTGCAGCTCGGCTTTCGGATCGTCGGTCACGTGCGAGGTCATTTTTCCGAAGATCTTTTGCGACTTGTTGAAGATCACTGAGTTCATGCGAATATCCTGTATGGGTTGTAGGTCGCGCCGAGCTTATCAGCGACGACGCGCGCCTTGCCGGAGCGATGTGTGTAGACCAATTTGCGATCGCCAAGCTCGGATAGAACCTTGTTGAGCAGCGCAGTAAAGCATCCGTTACCGCGCGCGAAGTTCCAGGACCACCCATAGTGCAGAACGAGCTCCGCGGGTCGAATCTCGGCGCACAGCCACGAGTAGAGATGCTTTTCGTCTTCTGGGTCGCACGAGAGCAGCGTGATGGTTTCGCTGCGATCAAGGATGTCTTTGATCGCGGCCTGGTGCTCGGAGTAAAAAACCTTGTCGCTTACGTGCGCAACGAGCGCCGGACGATCGCGCCAGAATGAGCGCAGCCACGAGTGCAAGATCGGATTTCGGTCGCGCTCGGCGTAGAAGCGGACCACGAAAGGCGTCTCTGCTGGCGAGATGTTAACAAACGCCGTGCCGTCGGTATCCGTGCTCGCTTCGATGTTGTCGCGCGTGATGATCATCGCTCCGACTCTTCTGTTTCGACGAATAGCGCCACGTCTATGCCAACGTTTTTAGGAATGAGCGCCTCATCAAAAACCGGCGCAGCTCCACGAATCTCAAACGTGCGCCGCTTCGATCGTGGACCGCCGACGAGAATGTGTTCCTTACCGATATGGCTGGTTTCGGTTGCCGAAACCAGCCGTCCGCGAGCATCAACGAGCACGCGAATGGCTTTCATCGCGACGCCTCGTCGAAATCCTCGGGCTCGTCGCGCTTCTCGCCGAAGATCCGATCCCATCCGTCCTTGAATGCCTTCGTCGCGGTCTGCCCGTGCCCGTGCATGAACTGGTAAAGGTAGCGCTCGACGCTCGCCTTGCGCTTGCGGCCGTTCTCGCCCTTCGATACGCCAGCTTGTGCTCGTCGTGCGGCCGCCATGACTTGCTCCGTCTCGGTCAGCAGCTTCGGCGCTGAGGTGTCGGGAACGTCTGGCGTTTCGTCATCTGCGTTCATCCGATCACCTCAAGAGTTGTTTGTGCAAGCGCCTTCACTGCCGAGCTCGCGCCGATTTGTTCCGTCGCGATCGAGCGCAGCACCTGAAGCGCGACGGCGAAGCGAATCTCTTGATGGACGCGACCAAGGCCGTCGCGATCGAGACGGGCGGCGCGGACGTCTTCAGCGCACAGCACGTCGTTCAGCGGTGGGTTGTCGAAATGGCCGCGGACAAACCACCGATTTAGCGTCTCTGTGGCTTCTCGTTGCAGTTTTGCGCTCATGCATTCAACGCAAGCAGATCCGTCTGTTTTTCGGTAATGACCACATGGAAACAGGACCACGTTCAGTCCTTCGTGAACGCGCTAGTGACGGCGCGCTTCACCTTGGCTAGCGGCGATGAATACTCTTCCTGCTTCTCGACGACGGCTTTCTGCGCGCGCTCAGTCGCCTCGGTCAGCGATTGGTTTGCCAGCGAGACAAGGCGTGCGATCTTCTCGCCGTCCGTTGCGCCCTTGAAGCGCTTCAAGAGCACGTACTGGGCGTACGTCAGCTTCACGGTGACCTTGACGATTCCGGGCGCAGTCATGGCTTCTTTCTTTTTGCGATGATCGCAGCAGCTTTGGCCGCAAGCTCGTCGTCGGGTAGCTGCTGGATGTGAACGGGGATTGCGCCTCCGCCGGGGCCGGCGATCTCTTGCACTGGCTTTCCCCAACCGCGATCGAGAAGTGCGACGGCGGCAGACACGCGGGCTGAATCCTTGTCCGCGGAGGCGCAGATAGCTGCAAGAGTGGCGATTGCTAGTTCGGTATGGGCTCGAGCCGCGTCACGGACTTCGACGGGGATTGACTTACCGCCGAGCGGGTTTCCGCTCTGACCGGGCTGGAAAGGGCGGCCTGGACCGCGTCTTTTTTTCGCTGCTCTTTCGCTGCCCTCAGCCATGATGCCGTGCCCCCGAACGTTATGCGGCGACACCACACCATTTCGCCACGCGTGTCAAGTTCGCCACACGTCCGGGACACTTCGCCACACAGGCAAGTTCAAAGCATCGAGTCGAATCGCTGATACTCGGGCGTGAATCGCAAACGCACCTTGCCAACCGGTCCGTGCCGATTCTTGCTGACGATGAGCTCGGCGATTCCCTTGTCGCTCGAATCGGCGTTGTAGACCTCGTCGCGGTAGATGAACATCACGACATCCGCGTCTTGCTCGATGCTGCCCGAGTCTCGCAG